CAGCCAAGGACATTGCATCGGGCCGTAACTGGTTCCCAACCCATCTGCTTTGCAGTCCCGACGTATTCGCGCAATTGGGACAGACTGTCGATTCGACAAATTCTCCACTTTTCCCGTTCGTTGGCGCAGGCCTCAGCGGCATGAACCGTTTGGGTTCACAGTCTGCAACATCATGGAACGGCAACCCTCTCGGTTTGGAATTGGTCGTCGACAGCAATTTTGCAGACAAGACCATGATTATTACCCGTTTGGGAACTGGCAACGGCGACGCATTCGAGTACTACGAACAGCAAAAGGGAGTGATGTCGGTTGAACTTCCATCGACACTTGGTCGCACGTTCTCGTATCACGGTTATGTGTCAACATTCGCCGCTATCCCCGGCATGATCCGCAAGATCACACAGGCCTAGTCCGAAAGGCGGTTCACCGCATGTCGGTGTTCACAGTTATTTCTCAGCAGCGTTTGGACGACTACGCAGTCGTTCAGACGTTGACTGAGACGGACATACAACCCGGACAGTCGTTCACGCTTGCCGCATTAGGCAACGGACTGAATGGAACATTCGTCGCTTATGCGTGTCCCCAGTTTCTTTACATTGGGACCGACACGCAGGGCGACCTATTGTTTGATTCGCAGGTCCCATTAAAGAATCAGGTTCTTTTTTATGACCCGGGCACCGACGTTGAAAGGGTTACGACTCTTTCCACTGGCACCCTGACCTATACCCCGACCTGTACGTGGATCACATCGACACAAATTGAGGACTACATCGGTCTTGAATTGACTGGCGTTGATGACGCAGCGTTTCTTGTGCAGTGTGCGGCAGCGGCAAATGCATTTGGATTTCGTCGACGTTTAGAAAGTGGCTACACCGATTCACTGACGACCGCGCCATCGGGCGACGTGTCGTTGGGAACAATCATGATTGGTGCTGCCTACTATCGTCAACGCGGTGCCTACAACAACATTGCGACATTTGACGGCATGGGCATTGCGCCATCGTCGGGCATCACGCCAATGGTTCTTCAACTGTTGGGTATTAACAGACCACAGGTTGCCTAATGGCATACACCGATCTGTTTAACGAAACTATCGACGACATTGTCACGTCGTTGTCAACCATCACTGGTTTGCGTGTTGTCACCAATCCCAACAACATCAACCCGCCGTGCGTGTTTGTGGATGCCCCATCATTTGAGGCCTATAACGCAAACATTGCGGATATGACGTTCCCTATCCGTGTCATTTCACTTGGTCCAGCAGGATTGGATGCACTACGAAACACCCTCAGTATTTGCGCCCAACTTTTGACTAAGAATGTCGCCATTACCAGTGGTCGCCCGATTAGTATCTCGATTGGCGGTCAGGAACTGGCGGCCTACGATCTAACACTCAGAGTGAAGGCCCAACAATCGTGACCAAATACATCGTCGTTTCAGAACTTGTCGGAGAACCCGGCAAGGAATTCGTGCCTGAAGAAGGCATCAACGTGGAAGCACTCATCGACGGTGGTTTCATCAAGACCGACACCAAGAACAAGAAATCAGAGGACTGACCAATGGCTACTAGCACCTACCTTTCCAATCCCGTATGCACGGTCAATTCCGTTTTGCTCACGGGCTTTACCTCAGCGGCGACACTCACCCGAAATATCACAGCAGCGGACGTAACCGCTTTCGGAGAAACAGCAAGGACCTACGGCGCAACGCTCGAGGATTCCGAATTGACCTTGTCGTTGTACATGACCTACGGCGCGTCCGAGGTCTACGCAACCCTCAAGTCACTGGTGGGAACACGCACAACCGTCAAAGTGAAGCCAACCTCAGCCGCTACCAGCCCCACCAACGCTGAGATGGTACTCACCGGGGCGTATCTCGAATCGCTACCTGTGCTCAATGCGTCTTTGGGTGAGATTTCTCAAATTGACATCACCTTCAAGGGTGGGGTTTATTCAGAGGTAACGGCCTAACAATTCCACAAAGGGGAAAAATGAAACTCAAAATCAAAGTCGAGACACAGGACCAAGGCACCTATACGGTGACAACCGACCTGATCTGCATTGTCAACTGGGAACGCAAATTCCGCACCAAGGCATCCAAACTTGCCGAAGGTATCGGCATGGAAGATTTGGCCTTTCTCGCGTTTGAGGCTGCGAAACGTGCGGGCCACGAATGCCCGGTCGTATTTGACGACTACCTGAAAACCGTTGTCAATATCGAGGTTGAATCCGAGGACAACGAAACCCCTACGTAGGCGGCACCCATCGCTATCTACTGGCACAGGTGCTAGTGGTAACAGGGTGGTGGCCGCCGAATGTAGAATTCGACACGCAAGACCTCTCGACAGTCGTACGCATCATCAACGAAAGTCGGAAATAGTGTCAGCGGAATTCACAGTGCAGATTGAGGGAGTCAAAAAAGCCCTAATTGCCCTGAACAAAATTGACCCTGAACTGCGTAAAGAATTCAAGGGGCAGGCACAACAGATTGGTGCGCCAGTCGTTGCAGCAGTAGCGGCCGCATATCGATTTGTTCCGTTGTCAGGCATGAACCGTTCATGGTCGGGCGGTGGCGGTCGTAAACGTGGCGTGTTTCCATTGACCGTTGCTAAGGCTAAATCAGGCGTAAAGGTTGCCGTTCAGACTGGTTATAAAACCACTGGCGTGATTGTGATCCAACAGTCAAACGCAGGTTGGGCCATTTTTGAATCGGCAGGCCGTAAGACCGTCAACCCTTTAGGTTCTGCATTAGGTCCTATTCGCCCGGGTCACACCCGCATTATTGGCCCCGTTGTTTATTCTAAAAAAAATCTCATTGAACGCGAAATGGTCACACTGGTTAACGACATTATGAAAAGAATCGAGAAAATGGTATGAGTCTTGGTGTACCCATTATTTCGTCGTTTAACGACAAGGGAATTAAAGCAACAAAAAACGCGTTCAGAGATTTACAGAACGAAGGCGACAAACTTTCCAAGGGTCTAAAACTTGGAATGGCAGGTGCGGCCGCAGGTATTGGCACTGTTGCATTTGCTGCATACGATTTTGTTAAGGCGGCGGTAGCGGACCAAGCCGCAGCGGCGCAACTTTCTAACACGCTTAAAAACGTCACTGGCGCGACAGATGCACAAGTCAAAGCCACTGAAGATTGGATCACAAAAACTTCACTGGCGACAGGCGTTGCCGACGATGAATTGCGCCCGGCACTTGCCGCCATATCGAGGTCCACCAAGGACGTTTCCAAGTCACAAAAACTGTTGGGCACGGCCCAAAACATTGCTGCAGCGACGGGCAAACCTCTTGCCGCCGTCTCTCAGGCCGTAGCAAAAGCGTACGCAGGTCAGACAGGCGCACTGAAGAAACTGTCACCTGAGACCGCAAACCTAATCAAGGCGGGCGCGTCAACAGACGAAGTTTTTGCATCTCTTGACAAGACATTCAAGGGTGCTGCAGACACCGCAGCAAACACCACCGCAGGCAAAATGAAACGCCTAGGTATCGCCACTAACGAACTGAAAGAAGGAATCGGCACTGCCCTATTGCCGGCATTCGAAGGCCTTGCAGATTTCGCATTGAACAAATTGGGACCTGCGTTCACAAAGTTTCAGGACTCAATTGACAAAAACGGATTAATGAAAACGCTAGGCGACACATTTAAAAATGCGTGGAACTGGTTAACTTCAAAAGGTCTGCCAATGTTGTTGGACAAACTCCAGGAATTTGGCAACGCCATTGTGGATTGGGTCGGACCACGTATCGGGCCGTTCTTAAAAGCGTTAGGCGAACTAATCGCAAAAGGTGCCAACTGGTTACTTGACACGGGTTTGCCGTTACTGGTTCAGAAACTGCAGCAATTAGGACAGGCACTTGTCGATTGGATTGGACCAAAAATTGTGCCGATGTTAACTGAACTAGGAAAACTCATTGCCGCCATTGCAGTATGGGTGCTTACGGATGCGTTGCCAAAACTGATTTCGTTGGGCGCACAACTTGCAGGTTCTCTTATTGGTTGGGTATTTGAATTGGCACCCAAACTGATCATGGGCCTTGCCAGTGCATTTGGTCAACTTGTCAAGGCATTGCCAAAACTAGGCAAAAAACTTTTGGATGGTTTCATCGACCTTGCCAAAAAAATTGGCGTAGCAATCGCCAACGGTGCCATTGCAGGGTTAAACCTTTTAATTGACGGATTCAACAAGGTTTTGGAATTCGACGTGCCGTTGGGATTCGGTAAAAAACTGACAGTCAACCCGCCCGACATCCCGCACATCCCCGCACTAGCGCAAGGTGGCATCGTTACTAGCCCAACGCTTGCCCTGATTGGTGAGGCAGGACCTGAAGCCATTGTCCCGTTGAACAAAGCAAACGGTATGGGTGGCAACACGTTTGTGATCCAAACAGGGGTTGGTGACCCGGTCGCCATCGGCCGTGAAATTGAAAAAGTAATGCAGCGTTATTCACGCCGCACAGGGGTCGCCGCGTAATGCCATACCCAAACCCGACCGTTGAAATTGCATTGGACCACGGACCGTACGAACCCAACCCGACGTGGACGAACATAACGCCGTGGTGTTGGTCCATGACCATTGACCGTGGCAGGTCTGACGACTGGGGCGATTTTGACGGGTCGGCAACTGTCGTTCTGAACAACCGTGACCGCCGATTCGACCCCTACAACACATCCAGCCCGTATTGGAATAGCGGCACAAACTCAACGAAACTCTTGCCTAGGCGACAGATTCGCGTCAGAGCGCAAACAAACGACGGTGGAACGCCTGTAACCCATGACGTGTTCCGTGGTTTCGTAGACGGTTGGGCACCCTCTTGGACGGACGCAGGCACAAACTCAACCGTGACCCTGTCTTGTTTCGATGCGCTGCAATTCTTAGCGGCAGAACAACTGCCCGCCGACTGGTCACGCAACTACATTCTTTCCACTAACCCCCGCCACTATTACCCCTGCGACGAACCAGTGGGGCCGTACACCGCCAACCAAGTGTTGAACGACTACGGGTCATTTCCACTAAACATGACAACAACTGCGGTCGCAGCAAACGGCAGTCAACTTGCGGTCGGTCTTGTTAACAGTTCAGTGACGGGAACAGGATCGGATGCCGCTAACTCTGCACTAGGTCCTGTCAATTCAAGCCCGGGCAGTTTCTCTGTTTCATGTTGGGCCATCCCCGACACTCAAGGAACCCAATCCCAGTTTGTGCAGGGATTCATCTATAACCACGGTTTTTATGTGTCGTACGAAAACGCCACAGGCAAGTTCCGCGTCGAAGTAACAGAACCGACGTTCGGCAATACAAAGGTTTGCACTACAAATCTTGGTGGTTGGGACTCAGGCACTGCCCGCCTGTTTTCGTTCACGTGGAACAGTTCTTCCCGCGCAATTACTTTCTACATTGACGGCCTTTTAATTGCCACAACTACAACGAACACTGCAGGAATTTATGTTCCATTTAACGAATTGGTAAACATCGGCAGCGGTTCCGTGCAACAGGTAATCATTTGGGACGGTGTGCAAACACAGGCCGTGTTCCAAGAAATTTACAAATATTCGACTGTGAACCTGCCCGAAACCACATCGGCACGGTTCCAACGGATTATCGCAGAAACCCCGTTCCCGTCGTCGTTAACTTCACCTGCTACTAGCCCGGCTAACTCTGTCCTAGAAATCACCGACGACGCACCATCGGTCGCCCCTGAACTGCGTTTGGTTGCAGCGTCCGAGGGTGGGCCGTTATTCGTCACTAAGGCGGGTGTGGTCACGATGTTTCAGCAACTGCAGCAATTCACCCAAACCAAAAGCGTGACCTCACAGGTCACCTACGGCGACACAGGTACAGACATCGGGCAAGATGTCCAGTTAGCCCCCGACGGTGATTCCATGCGAAACGAAGTAAACGTCAGTATGTCGGGCGGTGGTGTGTGGAAGAAAGAAAACACCGCCAGTCGAAATGCTTACGGCGTGGCCTCAATGTCCTACGACACGCAGGTGCAAACACTGGCGAACGCACAGTCACTTGCAAACATCATCACAGGTTGGGGCGGAAACATCTACCCTCGTTTGTCTCCAATTGAAGTTGTTTTAGATTCTGCAAACAATTGGTCCCCTACTATGGGCCTTGAATTGATGGAACGCATCACAGTGAAGGTCAAACCGCCGACAGGCAACACGATCACCATTCCGATGTTGGTTCAAAACATCCACCACGAATATGTGCCCGGATATTGGCAAACCACGTTGGAAGGCTCTGCACGTTGGGCGGCAGTGTTTATCATTGGGCAGTCACTTATTGGTGGCACAGATTTGATTGGTTAACCATGGCAGTTAAAACATTTACGGACGGCGTAAGCCTCCCCGCATCAGACATCAACACATTTTTGACTAACGCAGGTTTGGTGTACATCAGTAGCCAAACCATTACTGCGGGCGTTTCTAGCGTTGCTATCACGGGGTTTTCAAGCACCTATGACAGTTACCGCATCGTCGTGAATAACGGCACCCTTGCGGGTCTTGCCGTCATCGGGGCACAAATGACAGGTTCCACTGCGTCCTACTATGGCGCACTCGCAAACATCGGCATTGGGACAAACCTTTCGGCCCCAGTTTCAAACAACAATGTTTCATCATGGACAATTGTCGGCGTAGGTAATGCGTCGTTTTTGTCACTTGCGTTTGACCTGCACGATCCATTTTTAGCCCGACCAACTCGCATAGGTCCAAGCAACTATGCATCGACCACAGACGCAGGCGTTTACAACGGCCTGCACAACGTCTCGACTAGTTATTCAGGCATCACCATTAGCACTGGTTCCACGTTCCAAGGTGGCACTATTACTGTTTACGGATACCGAAAGGCATAAGCATGGAACGACCATTGATTCAAATTGACGGCGTAGTCCGTGAAATGAACGACGAAGAATTGGCGGCATATGAAGCACTTATCAGCGATAGTCCTGTTGTGCCTAGTCCTGAGTAGTTGCGCCGACCGCACCCGGCACAACTGCGACGACCTTAAAAACCCCAACGGTCTACTAGAAAGGCGTTGCCCATGAAACCCGAAAACCGTTTAACCAACGAAGAAATTAAGGCACGTCTAATTCTTGTCGTCGGCGTAGGACTCACCGTTTCATTTGTGATGGCTATCGGGTCACTCATATTCGGACTTTTGTTCGTTACACAACCTTTAGACCAGTCACCAAACGACGCAGAGGCATGGGGCGTATTATCACCAATGTTGATGACCCTCGCAGGCGGCCTCATTGGACTACTTGCAGGCAACGGCCTGAAAGATAAACCGAAAGACCCCCCCACACCATGATTAGCAACAACTATGCAGTGAGCACCACCCGGTCACTTATTCTCACCAAGGCACCCGCCAACCGCACAATTTATTTGCACGTGTTAGGCGCGGGAACTGTTTATCTAGGCGGTTCTGATGTCACGTCATCCAACGGTTTATTGACCGAAAAAAACGCAGTGCCACAAATCATTGTTATTCCATCCAACGAAGAATTGTGGGCCGTCACCGCCAGTGGTACGGAAAATGTCCGCATTATGCGTCCATCATCGGACGGTAACTGATGCGTCCCTATCCCTATTGGCCCGCATGGGACGGCAAAAAAGAACAACCAATCACCACAAAAGTTGTTGACCTATGCCGCCGCCGTTGGGGAACCGTCAATTTAGGCACCTATGTATTACGCAACATGCGAGGCCGTGACGACCTGTCCGTGCATGCCACTGGTTTCGCATGCGACCTCGGGGCGGACATCAAAACCCTGCAGGCCATGTGGGACTTCTTCACCACCAATTCAGCCGCCCTGCGAATTTCAGAGGTCCATTTTTACAAAGCACCCGGTACAAAATACGGTTTGGGTTACCGTTCGTCACGCGGGGAAGGCAAAAAAGGCATTCTCAAATGGACC